GCAAGCCCTACCGGGCTTGTCTTAGTCCCGACTACCCGTCTTGGACATCGTAGGAGGTAGCAACACGCTTCTCCGGCAGCATGTTCAAAGAATACCTAACCATCTTCAGGACAGAAAGAGTAGCAGCACCAGTGGTAGTAGCGGTAATAGGATCACCAACAGTAACAGGGACACCTTGGAAATCAACAAAGTAACCGTGAGTAAGACCTTTAACAAACGAGTTCCCACGCATCCGATTCATATCAATATGCTTCGGACGGTTGTCACGCAACATCAGCGAAAACTCCTCACCAGGAGCAAGCTGATACTTGGTACGACGATAAATAGTAAAATACTTGGTAAAAGTGGCAGATTGAAAGGGAGTAGAGGTCAACTGGAAGGCTGTCATCTGGGAATCCCACATGCCATAGGGAGGAGCAACGCCATCATTACCCGTTCCTTCAACAGGTTGCGTCACTTCGGTAATACGACCGGCAAAGCGGAAACCATGGTCATAGAGTTGTTCAATGGTAAAACCGACAAAGGGAACGTTGAGCTTGCACACAACTCGGTAGACATTGACGAGGGCGGGAGTGAGGCCGGTATTGCGAACAGTGAGTTCCATGGCGGAGGAATTGCATCGCATGGCTCGGTTTCGACGACCGATATCGGGGTATTGGGGCGGAGCAGAGGGGTCGATGATATTATCCCATCCGACGGCGTTCTCGGAAGAGCCCTCACGGAAGAACTCTCGCCAGTCGGCCTGGGGGTTGTCGCCGGTGAAGTTACCGTCGGACGTATGCAGCAACGCGCCAAAGAAGTTGCTGCCACCAACAGCCGTTTGGACAGAGTAGATAGCGGCTTTGGCAACATGCTTGGGGCTGGTGGTAGCTCGCATGTAGCTGTTAACGACTCGGCGCGTGAACTTTCGTCCACGGCGCATACGGCGGCGGAGCTTGCGAGTCCGTTTACGTCGCTTGTAATCGACTTTGAAATCATGCTGAGTGGTGAGAGGGTTGACGCCAGACATCAGATCGGATGAACTTTGAGGAGAGCGTCCTTGATTACGCTGCTTGTATCGGCGGATCAAACGGGCAGTCTGGCGTATACCAGCACGGGCGAGAGCAAGAGCAACAGGGTTGCGTCGGCCTGCGCGAAGTACCTGCCCGGAATAGAGCAAACGACGGTTACGGACAGGCATGCTGAGTCATTGAGGACCTTCACGGTTCCGAGATACCCGAGAGAGGGTTCGGGATCGGCATGGGTCACGCGTATAAATAGGGGTGCGCGCCCGGGGCGCTGTGGGCATAGGGTAACATTAACCTATGCCCCAGCGCGCAGCTATGACGAACTTCAGGCTCAACACTCAACGTGTCTTTTTGACATATGCTCAAGCAGACTTCCAAAAACAAGCGCTATACGACTTCCTAGTTGCGCTCAGGACAAGTGACGACCATAATGGCATCGCCACTGCTAAGGTCCTTGTTGCTCAAGAATCTCATCAAGACGAAGGCATCCATTTCCATTGCTTCGTGGAATTTGACCGTAAAATCAACGTGCGTAACGAACGACTCTTCGACTTCGGTAACAAGCACCCCAACATCCAGACCGTTAGGTCTGTCAAGAACGTCATCAAGTACTGCACAAAAGAAGATCAAGAGCCCCTGGCTAATTTCGAACACGACATCCAAGAACGTACGGTCCTGGACATCCTTCGGACCGCGATTGCCGAAGGCAAATCAATCAACGACGCGGTGGACGAAGCCCTCACAGAGGATCCGACCGCCCTTCGTTATTACTCAAACTTACACTCGTACGTGGCTGCCCGCGCAGTACAAGAAAAACATAAGGAACCCTTGTACCCGCTCGATGGGTTCAAGATCGCCGTCGCCGACCGGTTGCGACTCGACCGGTTCAAGTCGGACGTCGAGACGATGGAGCGAGGAGACAGAGTGGGAGTCAAGTCCCTCTGGTTCATCGGCCCGTCCCGCTTCGGAAAGACTGCTCTGGCCCGGTCCCTCGGTATCCATTGGTACATGCAAGGAGTGTGGTGCGTCGACAACCTGTCCGATCGCGAGCATACGTACGGCGTATTGGATGATATCCCTTGGGATTCACTCAAGTTTCAATACCGATCTCTCTTGGGTTGCCAAAGAGATGTGACGTATACCGACAAGTACCGTGCAAAGAAGACCTTCAAAATGGGATATCCAGTGATCGTATGCAGTAACGAAATGCCAGTATTCACTGAAGAAGAAAGGAACTGGTTAAGGGTGAATGTGGAGTTCTATGAGATGCAAGGTAAGATGTATGGTGAAGTGGACGCTATGATGTGGTACATGATTAACCCGTGAAGGGACCCAATATAACTTGGATCCCAGTGGATAATATATTAGATATAAAACAGACTTTTGGCACGTTAGCAACCTAAATAGTTTGGTCGACGTTGTCCGGGTTAGGCTTCCGGAGGAAGCCTAACCCAGTAACCTGGCAGCGGCTACCGCCGCTGGGCTTGGTCCCGCGAACCTAAATGGGTCGACGTAACCTAGGAGGCAAGCCCTACCGGGCTTGTCTTA